GCTGAATCCGTCTGCGGCGGGTGGCGCTTGCGACCGTGTGACCATTACAAAAATCACTGGCCTGACCCATGGCATGGAAGTGCAAATGAAGTGGAAAGCAACCACGCCCGTGGTTATTGAAACCATTCCACAAAACAATGCATACCAACAAGACTTCAGTGCAATTGGTGGTTTGACTAACAATGCTGGTACTGGTGTTGATGGCGCAATCACTTTTACCACCTTGGATGCAAGTTCTGGTGACACCTATACCGTGGTTTTGGAGATGGTGAAACACTACGTCAACCCATTGGGCTAATCATGGCAAAAAAACCAAACGGCTTGTATGCCAACATCAATGCAAAACGTGAGCGGATAGCCGAAGGTTCTGGCGAAAAGATGCGCAAAGTTGGTAGCAAGGGTGCGCCAACAAAACAAGACTTTGTCGAGTCCGCAAAAACCGCCAAGATGAAAACTGGCGGCAAGATGTCAAAGTCTTGCTGGTAAACCATGCCAAGCAAATCATCTTCCCAACACAAATTGATGGAAGCGGTTGCGCACAACCCTTCGTTTGCCAAAAAGGTGGGCATCCCTCAAAAAGTCGGCAAAGAATTTGCCAAGGCTGATGAGGGCAAAAAGTTTAAAGAGGGTGGGCCAAACCTTTCTGTTAGTCGAGGCGAAAAACTTCCAACAAAACAAGGTGCAGGTCTTACCCAAAAGGGTCGCGACAAGTACAATCGAGAGACTGGTTCAAACCTAAAAGCACCCCAGCCACAGGGAGGCGCACGCAAGGATTCCTTTTGCGCTCGAATGAGTGGTATGGCTGGGCCGATGAAAGATGAAAAAGGCGAGCCGACTCGTAAAGCGGCGGCGCTTGCACGTTGGAAGTGTTGATATGGCGTACTCTGAGACCTACGGACAGACCTACAACGTACAGACGTTGATTGACCACGGCGCTCGTCGATGCGGAAAACTCGCCGAAGAGTTGACTTCTGAGCAGGTTCTGTCTTCGCGTCAGTCTCTTGGCTTCCTTTTGTCAAACCTCATCAACCGAGGCATCCAATACTGGTGCATCAGCAAAGAGGTTATTGGACTCACCCCTGACAAATACCGTTACACCCTGCCTGATGGGGCTGTAGACACGCTCAACGTGCTGTATCGCACCATGAACCGCCCTTCTGGCGCTTATTCTTCCTCCGCTGGTGGTGTGGTTGCAAACCTGTATGACGGCAACATTGACACCTATTGCCAGCAGACTTCTGCAAATGGTAGTTTCACAGTCAATTACGGCACTTCTGACCCCATCTATGCAGGCTCTATTGGGTTTTTGCCCTATATCGCTGGTGGTGGGTCGGCAACATGGAATATTTCGCTCGAATACTCGTCAGATGGGGTGACTTTCAACACTTTAGAGAACCTTGGAGCCATCGCTGTGAGTGACAACGTGTGGGTTTGGACGGACATAGACCCCGGTCAAAACGTCGCTTTCTACCGCATAAAAGCCTCCTCTGGGACGACTTTAGCCCTGCGTGAGTGGTATATCGGCAATAACAGCACCGAAGTGATGATGTCTCGCCTGAACCGCGACGACTACACCAACTTGCCAAACAAAAACTTCACGGCGAACCAACCCTACCAGTTTTGGTTTGACCGCACGATTCCAAACCCCACGATTTACTTGTGGCCTACCCCCAGCAACGCCTTTGTGCAGATGACTGTGTGGTACTCCACGCAAATTATGGACGTTGGCGCTTTGACTGATGAATTGCAGATTCCACAGCGTTGGTACGAGGCTGTGCTGTTCATGCTGGCTCACCGTATGAGCCTCGAACTGCCGCAAGTTGGGATGGACAGGGTTGCCTACTTGGAAAAGATGGCTGAGAAGTACCTCTACGAAGCAGAGCAGGAAGAGCGCGACAAGTCGCCAATCTACTTTGCCCCTAACATTTCCGTCTATACGAGGTAACCGATGCCAGTCTTTATGGACACAATTGGTTTGTCTTCTCTTGCCATCGCGGTGTGCGATAGGTGCAAGATGAAGCGTGCCTATGTGGACTTGAGACCTGATGGGAACGCCCCCGGTCTCCGCGTGTGCGGCGAAGGCTGTTGGGACACCCTCGACCCCTATCGCTTGGCGGCTCGCAAAACCGAAAGGATTAACCTTCGCTTTGCTCGCCCTGATGTCAGCGTTGCGGCGAACGACAACTTCTTGATGACTGGAAGTCAGAACATGGACGGCTCAAGCCAGTTCCAGATTTCGACTGAGCAAAACACTCAGACGCCGACAAACACAGGGAACAAAGACACGATTGCTCCGAACCCTCCAGACAATACGAGTACATAAATGTCCGCACAAGTCACCATACTACAACTCCCAGCCGCTGGCGCTATCACAGGTGCTGAAGCGGTTCCTATTGTTCAAGGTGGCGTGACGGTGCAGACGACCACGGGCGCGATTGCCGCCGCCCCGTCGCAGGTTTACACCTACCTGACAGTTACGCAGACCCCGCAACTTCCAAACAGCCGCTACGTTGGCGCGACCAATGGTTTGGTTATCACTGATGCTGGCGCTCAAGGACTCTTCAATATCAGCACCACAGGCGCTTTATTGTCGTTGGTGAACTCTGGTACTGGCTTTCAGGTAAAAACGTCTTCTACAGCCATTACAGGGCGTTCTATCGCTGTTTCTGGCAACGGTCTGGCAATTACCAACGGCGACGGCATTGCAGGCAACCCAACCATCGCTTTGGATGGTCAAGTTTTGAACTTGGCAAACCTCAGTGCCAACGGCTTGTTGACCATCAGTTCTGGTGGCGCAATTAGCGCAACAACGATTGCTGGCACATCCAACCAAATTACGGTCACCAATGGCAGTGGCGTGAGTGGTGCGCCAACAATTGCCTTGGCAGACAACCCAGTTCTTGGCGGCACTGCCAGCCTGACTTTGCCTATTGGTGCGACAGGAAGTCGCCCAGTATCTGCCGTCAATGGCATGATTCGCTACAACTCAACGACTGCTCGATTTGAGGGGTATCAGGGTGGCTCTTGGGTGACGCTGGGTTCTGGCGACGGTACGGTCACAAGCGTGAGCGGAACTTCTGACCAAATCACGGTTGTAAACGCAACAACAACTCCAGTGGTAAGCATTGCGAGCAACCCAGTGATACCGGGGACTGGGAGCATCGCCGTTCCTGTTGGCACAACTGCACAGCGAAGCCTTGGCCCTGTCAACGGGATGTTCCGCTACAACACTACGACTGCGACCTTTGAAGGCTACGCAAACGGCGTGTGGGGTTCAATTGTTACGGGTTCTGGCGTTACCTCGGTGGCTACGGGAACGGGTCTCACAGGTGGCCCAATCACCTCCACAGGCACAATTTCAATTGATGTGACTGGCGTTACTGCGGCAACTTATGGTTCCGCATCAACAGTCCCTCAGTTTGCGGTCAACGCTCAAGGTCAATTGACTTCTGCAACTAATGTGTCTATCTCTGCGACTGCCATCGGTGCGGTGACCTCCGTAAGCGGAACAGCCAACGAAATTACCTCAACTGGTGGTCAGACGCCTGTTTTGTCGTTGCCATCGGCTTTGACGTTCACTGGTAAGACGGTGACTGGCGGCGCATTCAACATGACTTCGGCAACTGTTGGGTCAGACACTGTTGCCACTTTGACCGCGACTCAGACATTGACCAACAAGTCCATGTCTGGCTCTGCCAACACATTTACAAACATCCCCAACAATGCGCTGACCAACAGCACCATTGTTTTGGGAACGACTACTATTGCCTTGGGTGGCACTTCACTGACTCCTGCTGGATTGACCAGCGTGACGGTGACGCAAGACCCAACAAGCAATTTTCAGTTGGCGACCAAGCAATATGTTGATACCGTTGCATCAACTGGTATTCACTATCACACCGCTGTTACCGTTGGGTCGCCAGTTTCCGCTGGAAACTTGACGGCGACTTACGCAAGTGGGGGAACAAGCACCACCATCACCACAATTGCAAGCGGTACTTACGTCACCTTTGCAAGCGGTGTTCCTGCAATTGGAACTCAAGTCACCACCGCAACCGCAAACGGTTTGGTTTCTGGAACTCAGTATTGGGTCACCGAGATTGTTGGCGGAACAGTTCAGTTGTCATTGACCTATGGCGGAGCCGCCATCACAGGTTTGACAAACGGCACTGGCTTGTCGATTGCTTCCGTCCTCAACGCTGGTGTTGGTGCAACACTGACCAACGCAGGCACGCAAGCCGCTTTGACTATTGACGGCGTTCTGACTACCGTCGGTATGCGTGTGTTGATTTTCAACCAAACAGACGCTACTCAAAACGGCGTGTACACCGTCACCACGGTGGGAACAATCTTGACGAATTGGGTATTGACCCGCGCAACTGACGCAAATACTTATTCGCCCTACAGCGCCAACTCTTTGGGTCAGGGCGATGCATTTTTTGTTTCGCAAGGTACACAACTTGCTGGCGAGACATGGGTTGTTTCTGCGACTGGCTCCATCTTCTTCGGTCAGACAAACATCACGTTTGCTCAGATTTCAGACACTGCCGTCTACTCTGCTGGCACTGGTCTGACCCTGACTGGCACACAGTTCAGCATCAGTAACACTGCTGTGAGTGCAAACTCGTATGGCTCTGCAACTCAGGTCGGAACCTTCACCGTCAATGCACAAGGTCAATTGACCCTTGCAGGCAACACTACAGTCACTCCAGCGGTCGGTTCTATCACTGGGTTAGGTACAGGGGTTGCGACATGGTTGGCAACACCTTCATCGGCAAATTTGGCGTCGGCAGTTACTGATGAAACAGGTTCTGGTTCATTGGTCTTTGCAACGTCACCAACATTGGTTACACCTGTCCTTGGGACACCAACTTCTGTTACTCTAACGAATGCGACAGGGTTGCCTTTAACGACAGGCGTGACTGGAACGCTCCCAATTGCAAACGGCGGTACAAATTCAACTGCAACACCTACGGCAGGTGGCGCGGTTTATGGAACTGGAACTGCCTTTGCGTTTACGGCGGCAGGCACAGCGGGTCAAGTATTAACATCGGCAGGGTCAGGCGCACCAGTGTGGTCGGGCATCTCTGGCGGAACATTCTGAGGAAATAGAAAATGGCACAAGCAGGCTACACCCCAATTCAGTTGTACTACTCGTCAACTGCGTCTGCCGTTCCTTTGGCGGCAAACCTTGCGGCTGGCGAATTGGCAATCAACACGACCGACGGCAAACTCTATTACAAGAGCAACGCTGGCGTTGTTTTGTTGTTGGCATCAAACGCCACCTCTGCTCCAGTTTTGTCATTCCAAACATCTTTGGGTGGTTTAACGCCATCAACTGCCACGACTGGTGTAGTGACTCTTGCAGGTACGTTGAATACAACTTCTGGCGGTACTGGTCTTACCTCATATACCGCAGGTGATTTGTCTTACTACGCCTCTGGTACAGCACTGACCAAGTTGGCTATCGGCACTTCAGGTTATTTGTTGACATCAAGCGGAACGGCTCCGCAATGGTCTAACAGCATCAGCATTGGCGCAGGAACATTTACATCCATTACGGATTCAGGCTTGACCTCTGGTCGCGTGACTTATGCAACGACTGGAGGCTTGCTGACTGACTCTGCCAATTTGCTGTACAGCGGCACTGACCTGACTGTTTATGGCATCACAGTAGGCCGTGGTGCAGGTGCTGTGTCTACCAATACTGCGGTGGGTGCAAGTGCTTTGGGGGCTAACGTAAGCGGTACTGCGAATACCGCAATTGGCGCAAATTCTTTGCAAAACAACACGGGTAGTAACAATACCTCCGTCGGACGATTTGCAATGCAAACAAACGTGGGTGGAGGCGGTAATACCGCCGTTGGTTCTGCCGCACTTACAACAAATTCGGCTGGCGATGGTAACACCGCAATTGGACAGCAGGCGTTACAAGCAAATACAGCATCTAACAACACTGCTGTAGGTTATCAGGCGGGTTATTCGACCACAGCCGCAAGCAACACGTTTTTAGGTTGGTCTGCTGGATACTTTAATAGCACAGGTACTAGTAACATAGCGGTTGGTTATGGGGCATATGCACAGAGTGGGACATTAGCCACTGGCAATAACAATATTGCAATTGGTGATAATTCTCTGCGTTCAATTCAATCAGGTGCTAACAATACTGCTGTAGGTCATCAAGCAGGTTATTTGAACGCAGTTATTTCAAATCAAACTTTTGTAGGTTATCAAGCAGGTTATAGCCGCACTGCCAACAACGACAACTACTCAACAGTAATGGTTGGTTTTCAAGCGGGTTATTCAACTGTTAGCGGTATTGATAACACTTATGTTGGTGGTTATGCGGGTAAATTCCAAACAGGCTCAACTAATACAGCATTAGGTGGCGGTGCTTTATATGGTTCAAGCGGTTTATCAACTGGCATTGCAAACGTAGCAATTGGATATGCCGCAAGTCAAAACAATCAAAGTGGCTCATATAACGTGTCGGTTGGACACTCTGCAAATGTTTCAAACACTGGTTCTTCAGGTTGTGTTGCTGTTGGCTATCAAGCGTTGTTTTTAAACACAGGGGGTTCAAGTTGCACTGCTATTGGCACGCAGGCTTTGGCTAAATCCACTGTTTCCAATTACAACGTGGCGGTTGGTCATTCCGCTATGACCAATTGGAACAACACAGGCTCAGATGGAAGCGGTGTTGCAGTTGGGTATCAAGCGGCTGTAAACATGACAACCGCCTTGCGAACAACCGCTATTGGCTACCAAGCCATGTTAAACGCGACCACAGCAGGTTTCAACACAGCCGTTGGTTCTGGCGCAATGGTTGGCCTTTCTGGAACCATCACAGGTACAGACAATATTGCAATTGGCTCTTGGCACGACGGCGTGATTGAAGGCCCAATGGCATATTTGTCAACAGGCTCTGAAAACGTAGCAGTTGGTCAAGCCTCAATGAAAGGCGGCGGCGTTGGGTTGTTGACTGGAAGTTACAACGCGGCTTTTGGTAATAGGTCTCTTGGGTCTATTACATCTGGCATCAACAACACCGCAATTGGCTACAACGCGGGTTACAACATTACATCGGGCCACGAAAATGTGTTTGTTGGTAGAAACGCTGGTTTCACCAACGCTGGCAACGCAAACACGTTTATTGGAGCCTACGCAGGTAACGTAAGCACTGGAAGTTCAAACACCTTCATTGGCTCTGGGCTGGCTGGTTCAATCTACGCTTCTGGCGAGCGTATGACAACAGGCAACAAGAACACAATTGTTGGTAATTTTTCAGGCATTGTGAGCGGCATGGACATTTCTACGGCAAGCAACTATGTTGTGTTGTCTGACGGAGATGGAAATCCACGGGTGATAACCAATACTGACGGCTCAACTTTTGGGGCAAAAAGTGTAGGTTCTGGTTTTGCTGGTCTGACTGGGTATTCATTTAATGCCATGCTGTCCAAGCAAGGAACCGCATCTGGTGCAAAACAAGCGGTTACCTTCACCATTAAGTATTTCCAAGGTAATAACGGTTGGGAGACTGGAAATTTATTGATTTATGTGTCTTCTTCTAAATTGGATGCGTCCAATAATTCGGGTGCGTGGTATTACTACACAGCCCTGCACTATGACACCGCTTGGAGTCTCACTTTAAAAGATAGCGGCGGTGACACCAGCGGTAGTTTTTCAATTACAAACACCAGCCCCGCTGGTGGATACAACACGCAAAAGACAGTCACTGTAACAATCACCACCGTGCCAAATACAGACACTATGGCCGCGCAAATTTTTTACTCCGACTACCAAGGTGTCTACTCAATCACTTAAAGGAACAAGCATGAATACCACTTGGAGCATCACAAAACTTGTTTGCTTTCCTATGTATGAAGGGGAAGCAAATGTTGTTGCAAATATTGAATGGAAGGCTGTTGGTACTCAAGTTGAGGCTGGGGTAACGCTTACAGCCGAAGAGACTGGAACCATTGGTTCAGGATTTTCACCAAACATTCCAGACTTTACGCCGTATAACCAACTGACTGAGCAACAAGTTCTTAATTGGGTTTGGGCAAATGGAGTATCGCAAGAAGCCATTGATTTTAATTTGCAAGGCAAAATTGATGCGCAAATCAACCCGCCCGTCGTAACCCCACCCCTACCTTGGAGCAACTGAAATGACAACTTACACATGGACAATTGACCAGATGTACACCGTACAGCAACCTGACCCCAACTATGTGGTCAACGTGCTGTGGACTTTGACTGGCGTTGACGGTACTGCTACTGCCTCCGTGCAAAACAACAGCGTGTTTGACAGCAATCAGTCAAGCACTTTTATCCCCTACGACCAGTTGACCGAAGCATTGGTCATCGGTTGGGTTCAGGCGCAACTTGGTGAGCAAGGCATTGCCAACAATGAAGCCTGCGTGCAGGGTCAAATCAATTCAATTTTGAACCCACCCGTGTCGCCTGCGAATACACCTTTGCCTTGGTATGTACCCCCAACGCCTCCTGCGGCATAATTGAAAAAGGGTGAACCGCTGACCCATAACAGCGGAAATTTTTAAGGAAAATGGCAATGGAAAAACTGACTCTATCAACAAATCTGGTCAACGGCATTCTTCAGTATTTGGGCAACCAGCCCTATGCTCAAGTTGCTCAATTGATTGCGGGCATCCAACAAGAAGCCCAAGCACAAGCCAAGCCTGAAAAGGTTGATGCTGAACCCGTAAATTAAGGGGTAAGCATGGAAGGGGTTGAAGAATTGGCTACCGAAACTGACAAGCGTTTAAGCGTTCATGAGGCGATATGCGCAAGTCGTTACGAGAGCATTCAAGCCCGTTTTGACGACGGTTCCAAGCGCATGACCAAGATTGAGTACCTCTTGTATGTAGTTATTCTTGCCGTGTTGCTTGGCCCCGGCGTTGCCGCCGAGATGGTTAAAAAGGTGTTTGGACTATGAATTGGGCAGATGTTCTCAAGGCGGTCATACCCATCATCGTGGCGTCGCTTGCTTGGCTCTTAGGTCAAGTCAATGACTTCTCTACGAGGTTGACTCGAATTGAGGGCGCTATGCCTGCCCTGATTACCAGAGAGGGTGTTCCTACCGACTCTCCGCTTTCAGCCGAAAAGCGCCACGCAATGAAAGAAGAAATTTACAAAGACATCCATCAACTCCAAGTCAAAGTCCAACTGCTTGAAGAACGCGAAAAAATGGTGAAAAAATGATTCCAATCGTAGCCTCCCTCCTCACGACCCTTGCTTCAAACGGCTTGGGTCTTTTGTCATCTGCCATCCAAGCAAAGGGCAAAGAAGTCGTTGAGAATACGCTTGGCGTAAAGATTCCTGATGCGCCGACGCCTGAAGACGTTTCTAAGTTGCGCCAGTTGCAATACGACCACGAAGAGCGCCTGCTTGAGTTGGGTATTGAGAAAGCCCGCTTAGAGCAGGAAGAACTCAAAGCCTTGCTGGCGGCTCAAGCCAGCCAAGACAACAACGTCACTGACCGTTGGAAGGCTGATATGTCTTCCGACTCTTGGTTGTCAAAGAATGTGCGCCCCGGCACTCTGGTCTACATCTTGACCGCCTACTTGCTGTTTGCCTTGCTTGACGGCGCTGGCTACAAAATAAGCGAGACTTACATAACTTTGCTGGGTCAATGGGGACTCATCGTGATGACCGCATATTTCGGCGGTAGGACGGTAGAGAAGGTCATGGAGATGCGCAAGGGAGGCAAGGAATGAGCCTCAGTCAAGAACAAGCCGCATTCCTGCTGGATGCCTGCGCCCTCATCAAATACGCAACAGAACAGGGTTTTATGGTCACTGGAGGTGAATTAGCACGCACCCCAGAGCAACAGGCTATCTACGTCAAGACGGGGCGCTCTAAGACCTTGAATTCAATTCACCTCAAGAGGTGCGCCATCGACTTGAATTTCTTCAAGGAAGGGCAGATAATATGGGACAAGGGCGTCCTTGCGCCTTTGGGAACCTATTGGGAGTCGCTACACCCAAAAAACCGTTGGGGCGGAAATTTCAAGTCCTTGGTGGATTGCCCACATTTCGAGCGCAATGTCGGATAAGGAAAAAAGATGACAACCGCTTCGGTAATGACTTACGACTCTTTGGTCGAAAACATCCAGTCATATCTGGAGCGTTCTGACACGCAGACGCTCGACAAAATCCCTCTTTTCATTATGCTGGCGGAGCAAATCATTGCTTCCCAGATTAAGTTTTTGGGCAACATGACCGTGAACACCAGCACGATGGTGATTGGTCAGCCCATCATTGACAAGCCCGCACGCTGGCACAAAACCGTTTCAATGAACGTCACCGTTGCTGGAGTGCGCCAGCCAGTGTTGCTTCGTAAGTACGAATACTTACGCGAGTACAACCCGAATGCAAACGTGACAGGCGTTCCTGCTTACTTTGGCGACTACGACTACACACATTGGCTTGTTGCTCCTACACCAGCCGCCGCCTATGAGTTTGAGGTTTTGTACTACGAGCGGATTCAGCCGCTTGATTCTTCCAACCAGACGAACTGGTTCACCATATACGCCCCGCAGGCGTTGCTGTATGGTTCTTTGCTTCAGGCTATGCCGTTCCTCAAGAACGATGAGCGTATGCCTATGTGGCAACAGAACTATGACCAAATCATTCAGACCCTGAAGGCTGAAGATGTACAGCGTATTGGTGACCGTCAAGCCACAGTATTGGATACCTGACTATGAGTTTCAACTCCCCCTTTACAGGTAACGTCGTCCAGCCAACGGATGTCTCTTATCGCCGCATCATTCTGACGGATGACTTGCAGTTGGAATGGCCTATCAACGGCACAACAACCGATGACGCCGCCGCCCGCATCATGGAGGTGTCAACCGCCTCCACCGCAAACGAATTGTGGATGCCTCCTGCTAATCAAGCCTCGGTAGGTCAGGACGCGCTGATTCGCAACGTAGGCGCTGTTACCCTCACAGTCAAGACATATGGCGGTGCAGGCACGATTGTCTCAATTGCCGCAGGCGAAGCGCAGTACATCTACATCACGGCAAACGCAACGACCGCAGGCACTTGGGGCATCATTGCCTACGGTATTGGCTCATCTGGCGCTGATGCCGCGACTCTTGCAGGTTATGGTCTGATTGCAATCGGTCAGACGTTGAACCAGTCTCAGCCTGTCACGAACTTCTCGTCCAACTACACAGCGGTCTTTGCTGACCTTGCAAACGCCTATGTGTGGACAGGTGGCGCAGGCACGTTGACCTTGAGTTCTGCAACTACCTTGGGCAACTCTTGGTTCATGCTTTTGCGCAACAGCGGCACTGGCGCATTGACTGTTACAGGCACTGGCGGGCAACTTATCAATGGCTCGACTTCTATTGTTTTACAGCCGACAGACTCAGCCATCATTGTCTGTTCTGGAACCACTTTTTACACCGTTGGTTTGGGCAAGTCAACGCAGTTTGCTTTTACCCAACTGACCAAAGCGGTTACGAATGGAACCTACACCCTGACAGCCTCTGAAGCCGCCAACGTGGTGCAGAAGTACACAGGTACTTTGACAGGCAACGTCACCATCATCGTTCCTCCAACAGTGCAGGTGTACTACATTCAGAACGCTACAGTGGGTGGTGTAAGCAACTATTCAATCACAATTACCACCAACACTGGCGGCTCTTCCGCAACGATTGCTTCCAACCAACAAGCAACGCTGATTTGCGACTCTGTGAACTTGGTGAACGCCAACACGGTGTTGGCAGGTTCATCTTCGATTGGTTTGGTGGACGGAACGGTTGGCGCTCCTGCGCTGTACTTTGGTTCTGAACCATCAACAGGTTTGTACCGCGCCGCATCTGGTGAGTACAACATTGCCATCCTTGGCGTGTTGCGCTCTACTTTGTCGGCAACTGGTTTGGCAATTGTTGGGACAGGAAACTTCACAGGCGGTATCTCTGGCGGAGTGTACTAATGACCAAAAAAGTTTTTGCGATTGACACAGGCGCTGGCATTCAGCGCGACGGTACTGTGTTTGACATGAACTTTTACACCGACGGAAAATGGGTAAGGTTTCAACGTGGTCGTCCTCGCAAAATTGCAGGATACCGCGCCATCGTCAATGATGCGCATGGATACTCTCGCGGCATCTACGTCAATTCGGTAGACGGCTTTAACCAAGTCTTCAACGGCTACAACAATGGTCTTGAAGTCGTTGTAATTGACAACAATGGTATTGGTGCAGGCACAAACCAAATCAATCTTGGCGCACCCATCCTGACGCTTAACACGCTCGTTGGAGGCTCTGCCTATACCAATGGCACATACACCAATGTAAACCTCACTGGAGGCACTGGAACGGGCGCTAAAGCCACGATTGTGGTGGCTGGTAACGTAGTGTCCACCGTGACCTTAACGACGGCAGGAACCTACTACCAAGTGGGCGACACATTGTCTGCAACAGCGGCAAGCATTGGTGGAACAGGTTCTGGCTTTTCAATCAAGGTTGCAACAACCAACGGAACATTCATTCCTAGTGATTTGAATCTGTGGCAGTTTGATTCCATGTTCGACTCACAGGGTTCTGGCAATCAATTGTTGCTTGCGCACGCTGGTCAAAATCTTGCGCAAATTGACGCAATTGTGAACACCAGCGTGTTTGCTGGCCCCATAAACGGCTTGAACATGGCTCCGCTGTCTGACACTGTTGGAACATCCCCAAGTGGTGACATCATCTCCGTGTCTGGTGGCGTGGTTGTTTTGCACCCCTATGTCTTTGTCTACGGCGACAACGGTCTTATCAAGAATTGCGTTGCAGGCAATCCCTATAACTGGAACGGTGAAGACGCCAACGAGACCAACGTCGCGTCAACCAAGATTGTCAAAGGCTTACCAGTTCGCGGTGGCTCCAATGCCCCCTCTGGTTTGTTTTGGGCGCTTGACTCTTTGATTCGTGTGTCTTACGCGCCCACGACTGTGACCGTTGGCGGAGCCGCCCGCACGTTCTACTGGCGCTACGACATCATCTCCAGCCAGTCATCCATCTTGTCAAGCCAGTCTGTGATTGAGTACGACGGCATCTACTACTGGTGTGGTGTTGACCGCTTCTTGCTGTACAACGGCGTAGTCAAAGAAATCAAAAACAATTTCAACCAGAACTACTTCTTTGACAACCTGAACTACAACCAACGCCAGAAGGTGTGGGCGCAGAAGGTTCCTCGCTTCGGTGAAATCTGGTGGTTCTATCCATCAGGAGACAGCGAAGAGTGCAACAACGCAGTTATTTACAACGTCCGTGAAGACGTTTGGTATGACGCTGGCTTTGCTTTAGGCGCACGCCGCACGGCTGGGTTTTTCTCGCAAGTGTTCAAGTACCCCATCAATGCTGGTGAAGACCTGACTGTTCAAGAAACTTTGTTCACTGCGGATATTGCGACTACAAACGCAAGCGCCGTGATGACCATGTCAGTCAACAACGAGGTTGCTTACGGTCAATTGATTGTCGCAACAGGTGTTCCTTCTGGCGCTTATGTCTCAACCATCGTGGCAAACTCTGCCGCTACCACAGCAACAGGAAGTTCTGGCGCAAGCACCATCACGGTGGCAAGCGCCACAGGCATCTTGCGCAATCAGTTGGTGATTGGTACTGGGATTGCCGCAGGCGCAACCGTGGTCAGCATTGTTGGCACGACCGTGACTTTGTCCATCGCCAATACTGGCGCTGTCTCTGGTGCTGTCTCGTTCTCTGGAACCACCGTCACCATGTCAGCGGCGGCAACTGCAACTGCAATTGTCTCTGCCAACTTCCAAAGCGTGCCAAATCGCATCACGCTATGGCAACACGAAATTGGCACTGATGAAGTTATTTTTGAATCTTCAAACGCCATTGAGAGTTCGTTCCAAACATCAGACTTGGGATGGGTGCAGGGCGGCCCTGCCCAGACCTCACCCGTCGGTGACAACTACTGGTTGCACTTAGAGCGGATGGAGCCTGACTTCATCATGTCTGGCGAGATGACATTCCAAGTGACTGGGCGCACATTTGCGCAGGCGGAAGACGTAACGTCTGACCCCTACCCATTTAGCCCAGACACCAAAAAGATTGACTTGCGAGAGCAACGCAGGGAACTGCGATTGATATTCACAAGCAATGTGCAAGGCGGCGATTACCAACTCGGTAAAATTCTGTTGAGCGCAAACGTAGGCGATGTGAGACCGTAACATGGCGCTCGCACTTGTCTACGACCCTCGCTATCACGACTTCCAGTCATGGGCGTGCTTGATGTGCGAGGCGTATGCAGGACAGCAATTAGCCATTCCAAACCAACAAACAGATTGGAAAGAGTGGGCGGCGGGGCTTAAAGCCATCGACGTTTTTGTGAACGAGGGGATACCCGGCCCCTACCTGTACGAGAACTGGTACGACTGGGCATCCGCTCTGGTCGGAGCCGTCAATCAACCTACACAGGAACTGGCAACATGAACTTCTTAGAACTACTCAACGCGGTGGCGAAACTCGCACGCCCTATTCACTTTGAAACCGTCACCATCACCGACATGGAAACCCCCTTCCAAGAGATTGGAATTGACAGTCTCGACGGTCTAGTGATGATGATGTATCTGACAGAACTCTACGGCATCGAAGAAGAGGTGTGCAAGGAGTGGAGTCCCAAAACCCCACAAGAGATGCACGACTTGCTGATGGCCCACAAGACCCGTGAGCCTGCCTCCGTCGAAGAGGCAATGGAGCAGTGCAAGTGATATACCTCACCCACTTCCGAACAGCGGCAACAACAGACTACGAGTTGTTTGACGACGTAGTGTTCCCTCAAAAGGTTCACTGGTTTCCTGACACCTACACCCGCGCAAAAAGCGGGCTTTTTTATGTCCCCCACCGCCTTGCTGAGAAGGTGCTGGACAACCAACTTCTCTCTTATTTGCGCGAGAACCCAGTTGGCAAGACCGCTTTCATCCTTGCTGGTGGCAATGCCCACTTTGCGGGGATAGGCCCGCGCCACTACGACAACCGCTTGTCCTACGTCTACAAGTTCATGCCATTTAGCCTCACGCAGGTGTTTGCAGGGCGTACAGCGCAAGCCTGCGGCTCAATGGATATGGTGACCACAGACGCCTCCGCCTGCGCCTCCAGCCTCAAGGTGATGATGGATGTACAGAACCTGATTCGACACTATGACTTTGACCGCGTGATTGTGCTGACCGTCGAGGATGGCGTGACAAACGCTGTTCTGGAGTTTTTTGGTGAAGCCAAGGCGGTGCTGACCCAAAAGCAGGAAGAGACTGGCATAAAGCCATCCGCTTTCGACTCAACAAACTTTGGGTTTCGCATCGGTCAGGGAGCCGCTTTCGCTGTATTTGAGAGCGAGAGGGCTGTCAATCAGCAAAACCTCACGCCCCATGCTGAACTTTTGGGGGCATATAGCGCCTCAGAAAATTCGACAAATGCTATCGGACAATGCGAAAATGGTGAAGGCTTTGCAAAAGCGATGTCAGGTGCGATGCATTACTCAAAAGTAAACCCCGAAGACATCAAGATTGTGAAGGCGCACGGTACTGGAACAGCGTCGAATAACTTGTCAGAAAAAACCGCGCTTGGTAATACGCTGAAGGCTTTTGTGGCGACCTCGTACAAGCAAAAGATTGGTCACACTATGGGTAGCAGTGGATTGCTGGAAACATTACTATTGCTTCAAGACATGAAGAACGGTTTTGTCCCTGCAATTGAGAATCGAACCGAAACCGATTCGGTATACCTTTCGGAATCAATCAGCCCTCCAGAGGGTCTGGTAATGAGTTTGGCGGCAGGGATGGGGAATATCTATTCTGCCGCAATTTTTAAGGGGCTTTGATATGCAGATGGTAGACAGCAACCAACAGAAACTGACAAGCGAGCAGATTATTGAAATCGCCGCTGAGAATACCAAGAATGGTCGCCCCATTGAAGACATTAAGAATATGCTGAAGGTTGAATTCAGTATGCCTAACGTCTGGAAGATGCAACAGGGCAACACCATTTTTGTGGTGCATAAAACCAAGATTGCTGGCTGTGGTTTTTTTCGCGCATTGAATGCTGATACCGCCCGCAACTTCCTTGCAAATAGCCGAGTCTTCGCCGCCGCCGCCTACAAAGTAGGTTTCGACACGGTGGTGACTCAATTCACCGAGCCGACCATCTTGAATATCTTTCAAGCCATTGGTCGCGACAAGCCCGCCAACATGGGATATGCCGTCCAGAAGACAAGCGACGGCGGCTACCAAGTTACTCTGACGCTGGGCGCTAAACGAGGAGCCAAATAATGAGTGCAGTTATTGAAGCCATTGCAGACGCCGTTGGCGACGTCTTAGAGGCTGTTGGTGACGTTGTTGAGGACGTTGTTGACCTTGCAGAAGACGTTGTTGACTTTGTCGCAGAAAACCCTCTGTTGCTTGTCGCCGCTATTGCCGCGCCTTATGCTCTTGGGGCGTTTGCCGCAGAGGCTGGTGTTGTTGGCGCACTTGAAGTTGCGGGAGCCGCAGAGGCAATTGAGATTGGAACGGCTGTTCTTGAGGCTACGGAAGTTGCCACCGCTGTAGCGTCAGCAGAAGCCGCCGCCGCAACCACCGTGATTGAGGCTGGTGCAACCATTGCTGAAGCCTCCGCCGCCGCAACTGCCGTGGCAGAGGGCGCAACTGTTGCAGAGGCTGTTACGGTCGCAACTGGTGGCGCTGTTGAGGCAAGCGCAATTGCTGAAGTTGCCACGACTGCCGCATCAGAAGCCGCAACCACAAGCGCATGGGAGACACTTTCTCAAGCCGCACAAAACATTACATCGACGATTGGTGAAACGCTCGCCCCCGGCGCAGACGCCTCCATCCAAAAAACCATCGGACAAGTTGCCTTGAACACCGCCACCAACGGCGGTGACTTGGAAAAGGGTTTAGAAACCACCTTCCTGTCCCTTGGTACAGGTTTTCTTGGCTCCGAGGTTGCAAGCGCAACTGGGTCTGAACTTGCTGGTCGCGTTGCCGCAAACGCAACAAACCAATTGGTACGCACTGGTGATGTCAACCTTACTGGATTGGCAAGCGGTGAAATTGGAAAACTGGTTGGCAGTGAAGTTGCTGACGAGACTGGCTCCAACCTTTTAGGTAAAGCCGCGTCAACCGTAACAAGTAGCACCCTGCAAGGAAAAGACGCAACCACTGGGTTGCTGAACCTTGGCATTGGTGAGGCGGTCAACACCGCATTCAACGCAGGCAACGACATAATCACTGGCGCTCCAAAGGCTGAGACCGTAAGCGACATCACTGGTGGAGATACAACAGCCACATCAAATGCGACTGACACTGTGCTAGGTACAACTGGAGTCCTAGACACAGTTACTGACGAAGACACGGTGTTAACTGGTGACACAACGCCTGTCGGCGGTCTTGCCGCTGTAACTCAGACACCTACGATTACAACCTCTGACGACACTGGTTCAACTGCTGTGGTCATTCCTGATGACTTGTCTACAGTTACCAGTGCTACATCACCAACAGTCAGCATTGATGACTTGACAAATGTCACCAAAGTCACTTCACCCGTAATTACGGGAGGTGATGATGTTATTGATATTGTTGATGATACTGACCTGACTCCAGTCGTAACTGGCGCAACAACTACTGCAACAACTCCCGCAACAACTGTCTCAACAGCCGATGACGATTTGCAAACGCAGATTGATGCAATCGTTTCTCCTGAAGGCGGTAAAACTACAAGTGTTGTGACCGCTGAAGATGTTTTGTCGCCAAAAACAACGGTCACAACTGACGAAGTTCCTGCTGGCGGTTTGAATATTATTCAAAAGACGCAAACAGAAGAACCTGTAGTTGACGCTGTTACTGGCGAGGTCAAAACGCCAACTACATCTAGCAACATTCCGTTGGCTGGCAGTGGAATTGTTTCTGGTCTCATCAAGAGCAATCTTACAAAGTCCCTCAACAAATCATTGGCTCCAGCCAAGAAGCCTGCTGGTGGATTGAAGACTGCTTTGAAGCCTGTCACCCCCGTGAAGAAAGCGGCGGCGGCTCCAAAGATGGACATCTCCAAACTGATTCCAATTGCCAAAGCGCCAGTAAAACCTACCGCGCCCAAAGGCAATTTGACACCAGTTACAAACATTGCTGGGCTGACATCAATGCTCAAGAAAGCGGGATAAAAAATGGCTATTCTCCAAAAGCGCACATCAAGAAATCAATTGCCACAAGCGCGTGGATTGGAGCGTTCGCCTCTGTCTAGTGTTATCCGCGATGTTGACAATGCAAGACCTAATGCTGGGTTCTTTGAATCCACTCGTCCTGAAGCACGCCGCATTACTTCAACAGGCGGCGTGAAGCCTTTGTCAAAAATAAACCAGCGCGAGAACATCTCTAACCCTGCTTTGGTTAGGGAGCCGCTGAGTCCATTTACGCCAAAGGCTCCCATCACTTCTAAAGTGGCTACGACAAAGCCCGCGATTACAAAACCTCCAGTCACAAAGCCGCCAGTTACAAAACCAACAACCAAGCCTGCGGTCACAAAGACTCCAGTGACTACTAAGCCTTCAATTACGTCGAAGACTACTACGCCTACGACTAAGACGACCACGCCTACAACGTCAACTACGAAGCCTGCAATCACCACCAAGACGACTGCACCTACGGCTACGACCAAGACAACGCCAACAAGCACCGTTACAAAGCCAACAGTCACCAAGACTACTGGCACTGGCAATAATTTGACGAGCAAAGTTACCAACGCCGTCACTGGCGCTGTGATTGGTGCTGGAACAAAATTGTTGATTGACAAAATTACTGGCAAGCCTGTTGTCAAAACTGGCACTGGAACAACTGGTGGCACTGGCGGCAAAACAACCACCACACCAAACACGACTGGCTCCAAAACAACCACGACTCCAAAGACAACACCCAAGACAACGCCAAAACCAACTACGCCAACTGGAAAAGTTACGCCAAAAACAACGACTCCAGTTACAAGCAAGGTGTTAACTCAAGATGAGATTGATGCAGAACTTGCACGGGTCAAGGCGTCTGAAGAAAACATAGGTCTTCCAGAAGGCGCTGTTGACAATGGCGACGGAACTTATTCCGTTGTTGATGGCGAGTTCAAAACAATTTACGATGCCAGCGGCAATATCATAGGCATGGAAGCGGCTGAAACCACTGACACCACAACTGGCAGTGATACCACCACTGGCGACGACACTAGCGGTGAACCTCAATACTTTACTGATGAAGATGGCAATGTCTGGTCTATGGATTCAGGTGGCGCGTATACGCTGTTCCAGTACGCTGATGGAACCAGCCCAGACGACACTACAGCCGAAGAAGAAAACATTTACACAGACCCTGAGACAGGCGCAATTTGGACACTGGGCGAGGATGGTGAGTGGACAACTGACTACGTTGAACCTGAAACAGAAGAAGACAATACTTGGACTGACCCTGAAACAGGTAATGTTTGGCTGATGGACACTGATGGAAATTGGAACAACACTTCAGATACAGGCGAAGACACCGCTGAAGAAACTACCGATGAAGTCGTCGAGGAAGAGGAAGAGATTCCAGAAGAACGTAAGGGCGGGCTAATTACTATGATGAAACGTGGCGGAGTTCCGCATTTTGATGACGGCGGCGATGTCTCCTATATGCCTGAAGACGCTGAAGACAACGGCGATGGCACATTCACGCTGGACAACGTGGTCTATGACATGATGTCTGGTGACCCGCTGTACACAATGGATGATGATGGCAACATCATTTCCGTTGAGGCTTCTGCAAACTCTGGCTACGTTGACAATGGCGATGGCACATACACACTCAATGGCACAACCTTTGATGTGGAAACCGATATGCCCTTGTACCGTGACAACCCCAAAGGTGGTGTTGACCTTGTTGAAGACAATGGTGACGGCACTTACACCGTGGGCGGCTCGACCTACAGCATGGACGGCAACAAGCGTTTGTATGACACCGACAAGAGCGGGAACATTGTTAACGTAAGCCCTGACGCTCGCTACACCTCTGGCAATCCATTGGTAAACACTGGCGGCGGTAGCAACACCGTTGACAAAGGCTTCCTTGACACCATCACTGGCGCTCTTGGAACTACCGCAGGCGCGGCTGGTGCTGGCGCGTTGCTGGCTTCACTGCTTGGCGGTGACTTCGGTGGCGGAACTGGCAGTCAAAACCAAGGCGTGGATATGTCCAAGGTGGGCGTCATCAATCCGCGCACCACTGACTTTGGGATTGGCCCAACACGCTACGTTGGCTACGAGGACTACGGCGTTGCGCCTGACCAAGAGTACACGCCCAATGAGGAGTTGTTGAAGAACCTGAACGCCCCCGGCTACAACCCCGTGAACGAAGGTGACTATGGCTACGCCGAAGACGATATGCCTCCCGATGAACACATGATGGGCGAAACCGAAGAAACTGAGGAGCCACCCAAGATGGCAAATGGCGGTCTGTCCGCAATGGCTCCACAAGCCTCTCAGACGCACTTTACGTTTGGCAAACCCGTTGACGTATACGCTACCCTTGGTTTGCGCGAAGCGCCTGTTGCGTCGCCTGTAGACCAGCCTCGTCCTGTTGAGCCTCCTCCAAGCCCACAGCCTCAAGGTCAGCAGGGTCAGCAAGGTCAACAACCTCCTGCTGGGATGCCTATGGGTTTGCAAAAGCCTCCGCTCCAGCAGATGGGTACTCCGCAGGCTATGCCTCCACAACCTCCCGCAGGCATTCCTAAAGGTGTTCCTCCTGCTGGCGCTATGCGCAAGGGCGGTTTGCCGCACGCCTCCAACGTCCCAATGGTCGAAGGTCGCTACGACTTCCGCAACGGCTCGGCTGTGCATGGCGCAGGCGATGGACAATCGGACGACATCCCAGCGATGTTGGCGGATGGAGAATACGTCATCGACGCAGAGACCGTGGCACAGATTGGTAACGGTTCAACAAAGGCTGGCGCACAGGCGTTGGACAAGTTCCGTGAGAGCATTCGCGCCCACAAGCGCTCTGCCCCGCTGAACAAGATTCCACCTAAGACCAAGGCGCTTACCTCATATCTCAAAGGAGCAAAATAATGGCTGGCTTATTTCAAGGTGACCCGCTACCAGCGATAACCAAGACGACGGAGCAACAACAGACCGCTCCAGAGTTTTACACGAACTACCTCCAAGACATTGCAAACTTGGGTCAAAACGCCGTCCAGCAGGGCGGTGTGGCTGGGTTCAGCCCACTGCAACAGCAAGCCTTCCAAATGGCTCCAGACGTCGCGTTTGCGGGTCAGGGTAGTTTGGGTGCGGCATCTCAATTGATGGGTCAGGCGGGCGCTACAACCGTCCCTGATGTCATTGGCGACTACATGAACCCCTACACCTCTGGTGTGGTGAATGAGATGAGTCGCTTGAGCAACCGCAACGTGATGGAAAACGTGTTGCCAAACCTCGGCGCTGGCGCTGTGGGTTCTGGTCAGTTTGGCTCGCGTCGTCAACAGCAGTTGACAGGTCAAACCTTGCGTGACATTCAGGCTGACTTGGCTGGCAAGCAAGGTCAACTTCTCCAGTCTGGTTACAACACTGCCGCAACAACTGCGCAGGCTGACTTGCAACGTGCCTTGCAGGCTGGTCAAGGCTTTACCAATTTAGGTCAAGAGCAACAACAACTTGGTCAGGGCGGTTTGAAGACTTTGTTTGATTACGGCACTGCCCAACAAAAGCAGGGTCAGGCTTTGCTCGATTACCCAATGGCACAGACTCAGCAGTTTGCTAAGTTGATGCAGGGTTATCAGATGCCTATGGGAAGCACCACGCAGGCAACAGGCTCCGAGGGTTACTCAAACAGCCCTCTGTCGCAGATTGCTGGTCTGGGTTCTTTGTTTGCTTCTTTGTTCCCGAACACTGGAGCATCCGACGCACAGAAGGCATACTACGAAGAGTTGACTCGCCAAGCAACAAAACCCAAAAAGGATGGCGGCTCAATTACCAAGCGCGGAATTCGTCTTGCCGATGGCGGGATGGCTCCAGTCGATGCGGCATATCACGATGGCAACGGAAATTATTACGATGCCGACGGCTACTTAGTGGAGTAAAAAAATGGCAATAGCACCACAAGGTGGACTCTCTCAAGCCTCTGCAAAACCTCCAGTACCCGCTGGAGGCGGCAAAGCGCCAGCATTCGACGCAGACACCGTAGCGGCTGAACACATTGAAACGCAGAGCAAAGAAACGCCTGCGCAAGACTATGCAACTCGCGCTCTTGAAGAGCGTCGCAACCAAAGCAAATTGCTGAACTTGCAAATTGAGATGCTCAAGGCAAACCTTGAGTCTCGCATGAATCCTCCGTTTGACCCCACGCTGATGAAGACAGCGGCAGGATTCTTGAAGCCCACCAAGACTGGTAGTTTTGGTGAGTCAGTTGGCTACGCCGCTGAAAATGCGGCTGATGAGGCTGAGAAACAGGTTGCACGAAACGCTCAAATCGACAAGATGAAAATGGAGTTGATGGAGAAGCAACAAGGTCTTAACCAACAGAACTTGATTGCTGACTACCAAGCAAGCCGACTCGGTCTCTTGCCTGCTGGCGTGAAGCCTAGTGGCGCACCTGCTGGTGGCGCAAGTGTTCTACCCACTGGCGCTCCTCCCTCTGGTGGCGGCGCTCCTGCTGGCGCACCCACTGGCGCTACGCCAAACGCTCTTAATTTTCAGGCTGGACAACTTCCTCCAAGCGGTGGCGCACCTGTTGGTCGCGCTGGCCCGACTGGCGGCGCTATTGAGATGCCTCCCATCACTGACAGGCAGATTCAAGAGTCATACCTGATTGACCCAAGTGGCAAGTTGGCAAAAGAGTTGACAGAACAAGCCAAACTCCAGCGCGAAGACATCATCATGATTGATGGTAAGCCTTACCTCAAGAGCCAACGACAGTTCTTGGAAGGCAATCCTGACACTCAAATTGAACGTAACTTTGGTCGCTACATTGGCACAATCAAAGTTCCCTATTGGTTCTCCAAGCAGTACGACGCTGTCAAAGCGGAAGCAGAACGCACAAACAACCCAGACATGGTGTTTGAGTTCTTCAAGAAGTACGATATGTTGGAGCCTACCAAGACGAAAGATGCGTCTGGCAAACCTGTGTACGAATCGCAAGACGAGAAGAAACGTCGCGAGGAAATTATTCAGAAGCGCCTTGAGGCGCAGATTGGTGAAGAGAAGTCTCAAATCACTGCGCTTGAAACCAATGCTCGACTTGCTCGCGACACGGTCAACATTGCAAAAGACATTCGCGCAACAGCAGAGACAAACAAGACAGCGTTTGACCTGTTGAACAACCCCGGCATTGCGGACGCGGTCAAGCGTGCCGCCGAGCGAGGCATCACCGCAGGCAGTCTGGGCAACTTCAGCATTCCTGCGCGTGAGTTGGAGTCCTACAAACTGTCTGATGCAGACCGTCAGGCGTTGCAGTTGATGGCGCAGAAGATGTCGCAGTTGACGGTGCAGTTCCGTAAGTCGGCTCGCGCCCCCGGCGAAGGTGCAACGACCGAGAGCGAAGGCAGGCTGTACGCAGAGTTGGGTGCATTGCCTAGCGACACCGCCGCAGTCATTCGCCTCAAGATGGAAGCCTTGGAAGAGAAGGCTAAGTTTGACCAAGCAGTGTTCAGAACATGGTCAAAGTTCAGCAAAGACCCTTCCAACACTTACCGCGACTTCTTGGCTTCTGGCTACGAAGAGGGAAGCGAACTCAACAAGATTATGGAGAACTACGACGCTCGCCTTGAAAAAATGCGCCGTGCAAACTCCGAGTTGTTCCGCACCACTCCAAAGCCTGCCGCACCTGCGGCAAATCCTCCCGCACCTGCGGCTCCGCCAGCAACGCCTCCAGCGGCTTCTACAAAGCCTACCGCGCCTGCCGCACCTCCTGCGCCAGCAAAGCCTGCACAGCCCGCAAAAGAGCCTGAGACAGCGCCTATTGCGCCTCCAGTAGTCACGGGTGATGATGACCCCAAATACAAGGCGCTGAAGAAGGGCGAGCAGTACATCTACAACGGCACAGTGCGAACCAAAAAATAAGGACACAACATGGCTATTGCAGACGACGCACCAGCAGAAGCAATCAGAACTCAGTCGCCTGACGAGTTCGTGAAGGTGTACGGCCCTATCGCCGAGAAGGTCGGCAAAGAGATTGGCGTTGACCCAAAACTTATCCTTGGCAAGTGGGGCATGGAAACTGGCTGGGGCAAAAGCGTCATCGGCGACTACAACCTTGGCAACATCAAAGACCCAAGCGGTAAAGGCAAACGGGCGCTTGATAAGGTCGAGGGAAGTAACGACGCCTATTTGTCGTTTGAAAGCCCCAATGATTGGGCAACCTATTACACCAATTTCATGAAACGTGGTTACCCAACCGCGCTTGGTGCTGGTTCTGATGCACAAAAATTTACCGAGGGTCTCAGTCAAGGCGTGAACGGTTCCTACTTTGGCAAAAAACCTCCAGAGGAATATCTTTCCGCGTTGTCTGGTAGCACCAAAACAGCCTCACGTTTTTTTGAGCCAACGGTTGATACGACAGACGACTCGCAGACTGAAGGCGAACGACTCAAGGGGGAGGGTGCTTCTATTGACCCTAACGCCACAAGCGGCGCAGGTGGCAAAGAAGAGACTGCGGCTGAAAAAGCCAAACGTATTTATGAAGAGAACAAAGAAAACTTGGCTATCCCTGCCGCCGCCGCTGGAGCCGCTAAAGGTTTTGCTGAAAAGGTTTTGACAAATCCAAGCGCCAACATGATGGCGGCTGGCGAGACAACACCAGAGGAAGTTCGCGCCCTACAACAGCGTGCGCGTACCGCTGAGATTCGTGCGCAAGAGATTGGTGATGAGATTGCTCGTAGGCAGTCAAGCGGTGCATCCGTTGCTGACTTAGAAGATGAGTTGCGCCTGCGTCAATCTGTGGCGGCACAAGCCGAGCAAGAGTTGCGTGCGGCAACTGAAGAGGCAAGGCGTTTGAACAGAGCGCCTGCACCAACAGTGCCAGAAGGTGTAGCGCCTGTGGAGGCGACAGAGGCTCGCGCTGGTCGTGCAAGTGGCCCTAAAGTCGAGGGAGGCTCTGCCGTAAGGAACTGGACAATTGCAGAGGCTGGTCAAACTCACCAACTTCCGCAGGCTGTTCTTGACACGGTCACAGACCAAACCAAGACCAGTCCCACAGGTGGCAAGGCAATCATTGAAAAAGACTTGCAGAACCTTGAAAAAATTAAGCAACTTGGCATGGGCGACAGCAAACTGGTGACGCTTCCAAGTGGTGTTGAGTTGCAGTTACCAACAACCGCCGCCGCACCGTTTGAGGCTGAACTTGTTCAAAAGCAAGAGGCTGACAGAATTGCTCAGAAGGCGGCGGCTGACCAAGCCGAGGCACAACGCCTTGCGCAGGAGCAACAACTTGCCCAGCAAAGACAAGCCGCCCAGCAACGAGTAGAGCAGGCTCGCCAACAAAAAGCCGCCGCCGCTCAACAAACCAAAGCGGCTCAACAGCAAGCCAACGCAGAACGCACACAAGCCGCCGCAGAAGCACGCAGGGCTACGACCGCTGAGACTACCGCTCGCGCCGCATCCAAGACTGCGCAAGAGGCGGCAGAAGCCCAGCCAAGCGCATTGAAGATGATGGCTCGCGAGGCTGGTCGCAGGTTCTCTGAAAAACTGCCAGTGATTGGCAACACCTTGAGCGCGGCTGGTGCTACCCTGTCAGTCAATGAGGCTATCGAACGGTACAAAGAAGGAGACTACTCTGGAAGCGTTCTAGGCACGATTGAAGCCGCTTTGAACACCGCGTCAATGGCTCCGCCTACCAGCCCAGCCTCGTTGGCTATAAAGGGCGTAGGAACCGTTGGAAGCCTTGGCATGATTCCCGTATGGATTGCTCACGACTACTTTGGAAACAAAGGCCCGTGGGCGCAGAAAAAACAAAACCCATCCCAAAAAGCAAGGGGTGGGCTAACGCTGATGCGATGATTTTGGAGTAGTTGCCACTCTCCTTTAGCCCCCTTCGGGGGGCTTTTTTTATGCGTTGCCTGCGGTGAACATCAAAAGCATTTGCATTTGCTTCATGTGTTCTTCCGCCTGCTCTATGCCGTCGTCAAACCCTTGTTGGTACGCTTCAAGGCAAGCAAAAGCCAGAGTCGCCTCTGGGTCTCTCCTGCCCTCTTCGTATTGTTTTGCCAAGTGAGTGATGAGGCTGATGTCCATGATTTAAGCGGGTCGTTGGTTTTCCAATGCCTCGCCCACGTTGCGGTTCATGTCCTTGACAATTTCCACACAGCGAGCGTGTTCCTTGCGAGCGTACTCCACCGCAACGTACAACTCAATATTGTGGGCAAATTGCATGATGTCAACCTCGTCCGCAATCAAAGGGTCTTTGCGTGGTCGGTCGCTTTGAAAGAAGATTTGCTTGACTGTTTCTTCGCTCAACATTTTTTTTCCTTACTTGTGAGAGTTTTTGATTTGCCAGAATGAGAGAAGATGGCAGAACATCTCCCAGCCACGGTCGAGGTCTTCTGCGCTCCATTCACGCACCACGACGAGGTCAGGGACGTTACGGGAGACAAAGACGTTTGCACAGCGTGCTTTGGGGATGCCTAAACCAACTCGATATGCCGCGAGTTGCATGAGGTGTTCATCGTATCCATCAACCTTTGCGGGGTCGGTGAACTCTTTGGTTTTGATGTCAACGACGGCATTGAGGGAGCCAGCGCAAAATAAATCGCACTTACCTCCAAAACCTGCCTCATGTGCGAATGACCGTTCGGAAATCCAGACGGCGTCGCCAAAGTGGTTTTTGATTGCTGTGACACAGGCGCTAACACTCTCTTGGTGCTTTCCTGATGGTCTGTCTTCATAGTGTCCTTGAATAGATGCATGGATGTCAGTTCCCGCATCCGCCGCAGACCGACCCTGTTCTTTGGAATCGTTGATGATTCGGTCGATGTATTCCTTTTCAGGCTCGTCTGGGCGGCGGGGAAGGGTAAGCGCGGCAAGCAACACTTGTTGCTGTAGCCACGCAGTCAGGGCGGGTTTTGCCGCGACATTGAGGATAGTGGTCACCGAAGGAACCAAATTCATTACGCGAGCATCACGCAACGTAGTGTTGCGCATACCGCCTTTCTTGGCCTCAACAGTGTATTGTGGCACGCCGTCGCGGGTGTACCAATGATTGCTTTCGCTTGCGCGAATTGCTGGTGTTGTCGTTGTCATTCTTCTTCCTTTACGAGGGGTATGTCGCGCCACTCACCTCTGTGAAGCGGTGGCAAAGTGTTGCCGTCTGCATCTACGCGGTGAACGGTCAAAATCATGTTGGGGTCTTCCCACCATTGCTGAAGTACCCTAAAGGTCTGCCTGCCTATGACAGGAAAACCATCAGGGATGGTGATTGTCCCAGTCGGAAAAGTGAGTTCCCGCTCCAAGAATCTAAGTTTTGCTGTAGGTTTCATGGTCAGAATGGGATGTCGTCGTCCATGTCATCAAAGCCAGAGCCACCAGAAGCGGCTTTAGCGGGCGCAGAATAGCCTGAACCGTTGCGGGACTGCCACTCAGGTGAACCTTGAATCTTCTGCTTCAAATTGTCGCTAAAGGTCTCAAACATCTCATGGTCAGGGTTCTCAATCTCGAACAGTCCAACCTTGTTAAAACCCTGCGGCAGGTTTGCCTTCATTGCTGACGGCACGCTGTTGATGGTGGCAATGTTGGTGTACTCTTTGCCGTTGTTGCCCATCGCCTTGATGACCGAAATCATCGCCCATGCGCCAAGCACGTTCTTGAGTTCAAAGCCATTGAGTTCTGCCTGCGTGAACTCGCGTCCGCGCCATGTCTGCAAGTCTTTGCGCAGTGTGGCTTTCTCAGCCAGTGACAGCGTGAAGTTCTTGCTGATGGACATAGGCTCACCCTTTTGCGTCACGATGGGCTTGTCGTTATCGTCGTTGCCGTGAACCTCAAATTGCAACATGACCTTGGGCAAGTGCTTGACCTGACCTTGGTACTCTGTCTTTTGGGTTCCCAAGTCAACCACGCGGTAGCACCGTGCAAGGTGCATCCCTTGGGGGACGGGTGTGAAGTTGCTATCGCCTGTGGCTTTCGCTGTTAATGCCATTATTCGCTCCTGATGGATAAAGTTTCTAGGGTGACAATTGGTCGGCTGGACAGCCCGCATTCCATGCGGATGATGTTCCAGTCTTCCTCGGTAGCAACGCCTGCCTTGGCTCTGTCAAGAGCCTCCTCAAGCATTTGCATTCTTTCCTGCATCATTTGATGCATCTCGTCTTGGCGGTCGCTCATTGTTTGCCCCACGGTATGCAGGTTGCAAAGATGATTGCCCAGACCACAACCCACGGAAGCGCAAACTTCCAAACAGGGATGCGGTTGTCTTTTTTGTTCAGAAGGGCTGTCTGAATCAAGTCCATATCGTCGTCTTTATGTTGTTTCATGATTCGCTTTCGGGTTAAACTGGGGGTACTGTATCACGTTTAATGCAGGCTTGCACTAATTTTTTTTCTAGTGTAACATACAATTAACCAAGAAAGGGATAAGATGACACTCCAAGAATTTTTTCAGGACAAACCAAGGGGGACGATGATTGCGATGGCTAGGAAGTTAGGCATCAGCAAGACATGGTTTTCTCAGGTGGTGACAGGGCGAAAACTACCTAGCCCCGAACTTGCTCGCGACATCGAGTTGCACACTGGTAGGAAAGTGAAGAGGGCTGACCTTCGGCCCGACATTTTTGGAAAGACAGCGAAATGATATGGTACAAATTTCACATTGGAGACTACCTCACACACACGGTGCATCTGAGCGATGCAGAGGACTTGGCGTACCGCCGCCTGCTTGACCTCTACTATATGAGCGAGAAGGAAATCCCTCTCGATATGGACGCAGTGGCACGCAAAATCAGGCTTGACTTAGACATAACCGAATCGGTTTTGGGTGAGTTTTTTGAAAAGACCGAAACAGGGTATTTCAACAGTCGTTGTGATGCTGAAATTGCAAAATATCAATCACAAGTTGCAGTCAATAGAGCGCTTGGTAAAAAGGGTGGACGTCCCAAAACCCGCATGGATAAAGGCTCCGCGAGGGTCGAAACCGAATCGGTAACCGAATCGAAACCCAACAATAACCCTAAGAAGATACAGATACAGAAGAAGAATATAAATACATCGTCGAAATTCGACGAGTTCTGGCAACTATGGCCCTCCTCAAAACGCAAGGTCGCAAAGTCTGAGTGCGAGAAGAAGTGGTTCAAGCATGACCTCGACATGGTCGCGACAAAGATTCTGTCTCACGTTGCCGCGCTCAAGCGCTCTGAGCAGTGGACATCTGGCTTTGACCCTGCACCCCTGACGTACATCAACCAGCGCCGCTGGGAAGACGACGACGGTCAGCAGGCTCCAGCGCGGAGGGTGATATGACACAAGATGAAATCATTGAGATGGCTAGACAGGCGCAAATGCCGTTTTACTGGCGCACAGGTGAAATCACATACTTGGACAAACTTGAAGCCTTTGCCAAACTGGTAGCAAAACACACATTGATGAACATTGACCCAAGCAAGTTCATGTCGTACCAAGAAGGCATAAAGGCGGGTCGTACAGCCGAGCGTGAGGCGTGTGCAAAGATATTTGATGAAGTAATGCCGCTTGTGCCGTTTGCGCAGAATGACCAAGGCGGTTGCCTAATATGCGGGTTCACACCAAAACTGGCGGCTAAAGCAATCCGAGCAAGGGGGCAAGCATGACGCCTTTAATTCGTGAAACTATCAAAATGGCTTTTGATGGTGGCATAGACCCTACCGAAATTCAATGGTTTGATTTATCGGGTTATGTAGACGATAGAA